TCGCGTTCACCCAGGCGCTCGAGTTGGGGTCGGTGTAGTAGATGTAGAACTGGCCGCCGACACTGTCCCACCACAGCGCGCCCTGGGTCGGCGAGGCAGGCGGCGTGTCGCTGACCGTGACCGAGGCACCCCCACCGCCGCCCGCAGCAGGCCCCCAGGCGGTCCCGCTCCAGGTCAGCACCTGATTAGCGGTCGGGGCCGTCGCTGCCACCGGGCGGCCTTGTAGCCCCACCACGGTGTTGGTTATCGACGTCGCGCCGGAACCGGTCACGTCGCCGGTGTGCGTGATGGTCTGGTTGCCGCTGATCGTGTGCGCCTGGAGATATTGCAAGGTCACCGGCTGCATGGCACTCGCTGGGTCAGCCGCCAGCGTCAGTGCCCCCGTCAGTGTGCCGCCTGTAATCGGCAGCACCGACAACCATGTCTTCGCGCTGCCTTGTCGGCCATAGGTCGCGCCGTCGGTCGGGGCCTCCGGCAGCCCGGCGTTGGCGACACCCGAGACGGTGCCGCCGAATGCCACCACATCCCAGTCAGGCGACGCGGTGCCGGGGGTGAACAGCAAGTGACAGCCATAGGCGGTCGTGCTCGTTGCCCCGCCGTCCTTGCAACCACGCGCCAGCGAGCAATAGGTCGGCGGCGTGGCGAACAGCCCGGCCGACTCCTGCCAATACATCTGATTGTTGCTGACCTGGGTCACCTGCAACGTGACGCGGATGACCGAGCCGGTGTTCACGATGATCGGCGTGGTGTCGTGGGAATAGTAGGCACCGCCGGTTGGCGTCCCGGTGAAAGTGTCCTGCACCACACCGTTCACCATCAGGGTGATGACATGCTGCGCCCCGAAATTCTGGTCGAGCACCCCCGCGCCATACTGCTCGATCCAGCCGCCCGATGACACGGTCCACTCGTTATATACCGTGTAGCTGGCGCGCGCGTTGGGCGTGATCGGTATCCAAGCGGGCAGCAGATCAGTCTCCGGTCCTGACGGCTGCGGGGCCGGTCGGTCGGTGGTGTTCTTGTTGGCGACCATAGTCCAACTGCCGTCGCGGGTCAGTTGGTTCTTCACGTAGGATGCCGCCCCGGAATAGGGCGACCACATGGTGTAGCTCTGCACCACCGCGAGCGGCGTGGCCGCCGTGCCGTTGCCGCTCAGCGTCGCGTCATGCGAGATCGAGGCGAGGTAGTTCCGCGCCTGGAGATATTGCAGTGTCACCGGCTGCAACGGCCCGGCCGGGTCAGCGGCGAGCACCAGAGCGCCGGTGAGGGTCCCGCCCGACAGCGGCAGCACCTGCGCCCAGGCGTTGGCGTGGCGGCCATAGCTGAAGGCGTCAGAGACCGCGTCGGAGATGTAGCCCGCCGGGTTCGAGGCGTCGTAGCGGCTCGTGTCGGTCGGGTGGACGTGTCCCTCGCGGGCGTAGTTGGTCGACGACCCGGTGGCCGCCGTGCCGTCCATCAGGGGCGGCGTGTCCGAGGGCGTCGGAACGGTGGCCGCGACCGCGTCGACCGACTGCTTGGTCGCGGCACCGAGCGGGGCGGTGGGGTCGGCGGCGAGCAGCAGCGGGCCGGTCAGCGTGCCGCCGGATAGGTTGAGGTAGAGCGAGTCGGCGGTGGACTGGCTGATGAAGTCGTCCGGGTTGGTCGCGTCGTAGGGAATGAAGGTCAGCGCATCGGTGACATCGGTCTGCGTCATTGTGACGTCGCCGATCCGGGTATTCCACGAGGTGACCGTGGTGGTGCCCTGCCCTGACGCGGAGACCCACTTGACCCCATCCCAGCGCCACACCGCGCCGCTCGAGGAGGTCACCCGCTGGTTCAGCGCGGGCGTCGCCGGAAAGTCGAACGGCATCAGCGCCTCGCCTTCAGCGCGGCCACCTCGGCCTGGAGATCGCGCACCTCGGAGGAGAGTTCCTGCACCGCGCGCCACAAGGTCATGACCAGCGGGTTGGTGTTGATCGCGGCGTAGTTGATGTCGCTGACCGGTGGGATATAGGCCAGCGGGATGACCTGCTCGATCTCGTCGGCCATCAGCGCGAAGTCGTGGTGGCGGATGCTCTTGTCGATCGGCGAGGCGATGTCGGCCTCGTAGACCTGCACCGCATGGATCAGGTCGAGGGCCGAGCGGCTGGCTGGCTTGACGTCGGTCTTCAGGCGGCGATCCGACCAGGGCGCGCAGGTGACGCTGACCCAGTTCGTGGTGTTGTTCCACGAGACGATGATGTAGTCGGAGCCGTTGTGGATCGACTGGGCGTTCGCGCCCGCGAAGTTGCCGTCGGTGTAAGACCAGACAATCTGGTGGCCCGCGTAGTAGGGCGGGTTGCCGAAGTTCCAGGTGCCGTTGACGCTGGCGCTGCCCGCGTTGTCGATCGTCAGTGCGTCGCCGAAGTTGGCGTTCCAGAACTCGAAGACGCCGTCGGAGCGCGAGCCGACAAGCCAGTCATACTGGCCGGTGACCTTGTAGTAGATGCGGGCATAGTGCCCTGCTGCGGCCATCAGGATCAGCGGGTCATCGACATAAGGCCCGGCGCTGGCCCCGCCTGAGATGCTGATGATGAGGCGGCCGCTCAGGTAGACGTGGTCCTCGGTCTCGTCGCCGCCTTCTGACCAGTAGCCCCAGAGACCGGCCTGCGAGTCGGGCGCGACGATCGAGAAGGAGCCGTCCTTGTAGGCGCACATCTGGTAGGTCTGCGCGTTCGTCGTGTCCGAGGTCGGCGGCAGAGTGATGACCCAGTCGGTGGCCATCGTGCCGCCCACGAGAGGCAGCACGCCCTGCCACGTCTCGTCGCTGCCGCGCCTGCCATAGGTGATGCCGTCCTGCGGGGCCTCACCCAGACCGCCTTCAGGCTCGTTGACCGCGACCACCCAGGCGCTGCTGTCGGGGTCAGTGTAGTAGATGAACAGGTTGGCCGAGACGCTGTCGAACCAGAGCGCGCCGTTGATCGGGCTGTCCGGTGGCGTGTCGGAGACGGTGATGCTCGCCCCACCACCACCGCCCCCGCCACCGGTGCCGCCAGAGCCGATGGCGACCCACTTGACCCCGTCCCAGCGATAGTCGGCTCCGTTCGCCCCCTGGACGATGTCGCCGACGGCCGGTGTCGAGGGAAAGTCAAACATGGCGCTGCCACCACGAGCGGTGCTCTTGATGCTGACGATGCAGGCGCTCGACGTCCTGGGCCAGTTGCTGGATCGCCCCGGTCAGGGTGGCCAGCATGATATTCTGCTCGATGGTCCAGGTGCGCCCGATCACGTCCTCGCTCTCGTCGCCGCGCACCACGCCCTGCGGGTAGACCTTGTTGAGTTCCTGGGCGACGAAGCCGACCGGATAATAGAGGCCGTCGGGACGCGGCTTGGCGTCGCGCATCGCTTTGGGGTCGGCGGCATCCTTCCAGCGGAACGCGTGCAGCGGCAGCTTCAGCACGGCGGCGAGGCAGTCATAGTCGGCGGGCTTGATGTCGGTCTTCATCCGCGCGTCGGAGACCGGCTGGAGGCCCTGGATGACGTTGCCGTTGTCGACATAGACATTGACCACGCCAGCATTCGGGCCGTTCCAGTTGAAGCTGTGCCAGTTGTTCGCACCGATGCCGGTGTATTTGATGCCCATGCCCCGGCGCTGGTCGATCGCGCCGTCGGTGCCGATGACGACATCGTATGATCCGGCGCTTTCATCGGCGATCACGAAGGTGCCATCGGTGGCGATACCCGCCGACCACGAGCGGACACCCTGCACGGTATAAATCGCGCGGCAGAAATAGCCGCTTGAGGAACTCAGTCGCAGCGGATCGTGGTAGGGTCCTGCTCCGATATACATCGCGGCCTTGGTAATGCCCACGATGTTGTCGCCATCCGACATGATGTTCAGCGAGCCGTCGGTGATCGAGAAGCCGTAAGCGCCGCCATAGAGATCGACGTGGCGGGACAAGTCCGCCGCCGCAGAGGCGCTGGCGCTGCCAAAGCTGATGCCGTGGTAGTTGAAGATCGTGATCCCGGTGGAACGGGTGATCATCAGTGGCGTGTCGAGATAGCTGCCGCTGTCGTCGTCGCGGTTGATGCAGAAGTCGGACCCGGTGTTGCCGCCGTTCTCGGCGACGGCGTTGCCGAGTTCGATCCACCAACGGCCATTGCCGCCGAGGCTGCCCAGCAGCACGCAGGACTGGCCAGCTACCTTGTCGAGCGTGATCTGCGCCCACTCGACGGCGGTCGGCTGCACCGTAAGGCCGCCGGTGAGCGTGCCACCGGTGAGCGGCAGCACCCGCGCCCAGGCCAGCGACTGTCGGGCGTAGGCATAGCCGTCGTCGGGCGCGTCGGCTTGCAGCGGCAGCGCGGTCCAGAGACCCTTCTGCCGCGCGTAGAGCGTCGTGTCAGGCGCGTCGTTGATGCCGAGCGCGGCCTGATTGATCGCCATCACCCAGGCCGAGGAGTTCGGGTCGGTATACCAGAGGTAAAGCTGGGTCGAGATGCTGTCGAACCAGAGATCGCCGACATGCGGGCTGAGCGGCGCATTGTCGGCCACCGTGACCGAGGCCCCGCCGCCGCCACCGCCGCCGCCGGGCAGGCCGAGCGCGGTCCACTTGGTGCCGTCGAACAGATACTGCGCGCCGTTCGCGCCCGTGACGACGGTCCCGGTGGTCGGCGAGGACGGGAAGTCGAACATCAGAGGTCCGCCGAGGCAGCATAGGAGACGTTGATGGAAGTCTGCCCGTTGGCGACCGCATTGACCGAAGAATAGACCATGTTGGTGTAAGCGATTTGCAGCACTGGAGCCGCGTCATTGTTGCCGGAGTAGTCGGCCAAGACGGTGAATGTCGGGGCGGTGCGCATCTGCGTAACCAGATTGTTCCCCACCGTGATTTGCTGCCCTGCGGACGAGTAGGCGGTCACGAACAGACCGCCAAGCTGATAGAAACGTTGGCAGTGGCGCAGGTCATCGGCCAACGCGATATGCTGGAGCCGATTGGCGACATTGCCTTCCTCCAACTGGACACCCCACAGCAGCACGGTGCCCGATTGCACGCCGATGTTGCTGTAGGACCCCGCGAGGTTCGGACTGACCGAGAAGAACAGCATCGCCACCAACTGGTCGTCGCCGCCCGCCAGCGTCTTGCCTGCCATCGAGGGCACCGCAAAGGTCGCTGAGTAGCGTGCCCAGGTCGCGTTGATCGTCACCTGGGTCGGCGTCAGATAGACCCTCGTTGAGGATGAGCCGCCGGAGCCGAAATACTGCTGGAGGTTCAGCCCGAGGCCGAGCGAGCCGGAGGTCGTCCTGGCCCAGAAGCTCAGGGTGACGGTCTTGCCCGAGGTGCTCCAGACGCCCTCGATGCCCTGGCTGACGTAGTTGCAGGAGTTCGAGGCGGCACTGCCGGTGAAGGTCTGCTGATAGGCGGTGACCGCGCTTTCATCACCGATCGCGGCCCGGTCGGCATCGGTGAGGCTGACGACGCTGGCGCTGATTGTGTCGAGATTGGTGGTCGTATACCAGCGGTCGGCCGAATAGCCGCTCGCAGTGAAGGGGCCATCGCCGCGCTGCCGGATGAAGAAGAAGGGGTTGTGGAGGAGATTGGTGCCGATGATGGGAACGGTGGCGGGAACCGCTGCCCAGTCCCCAGACTTCCGCCCGTAGAGCGTTCCGTCGGATGGCGCGTCGCCGATCCCGCCACCACCGCCACCGCTGGCCTGATTGAGGGCCGCCACCCATTGGCCAGGGATCGAGGGATCGACATACCAGAGGTAAAGCTGGGTCGCGACTGAGTCGAACCACAGGTCGCCCTGCTTCGGTGCACCAGGAGGCGCATCGGCGACGGTGACCGAGGCCCCGCTGCCCTGATGGGTCTGGAAATACTGGAGGGTCACCGGCTGCATCGGCGCGACCGGGTCAGCCGCCAAGGTGAGTGGCCCGGTCAGCGTGCCGCCACTGAGCGGCAGGAAGTTGCCGCCCGAGCCGCCACCGTTGGTCTGCACCCATTGCTGCGAGTCGATATCCGCATACCAGACGAACAGCTTCGTCGAGACCGCGTCGAACCAGAGATCGCCCGCTTTCGGTGTCGCGGGCGGGGTGTCGCCGATGGTGACCGTGCTGCCGCCACCGCCGGTGGTGAACTTGACCCAGCCGTTCGGGTCGATCGTGGTCGGCACCCCGATGAAGATCGCCGGGTCCGCCATGGCGAGGAATATCTCGCCCTCGGCCAACGCGAGCGGGTCGGGCTGCTTGCCGGGCGTCGGCGAGCGATAGTGCTGCACCACGTTGGTCCGCTCGTCAGGCGCGATCGTGGTCGCCCCAGGGGTCGGCAGCAGGTAGCGGATCATCCCGTTGCCGTCAGGCATGGCGGCCTACCAGGGCAGCCAGCCGATGAGCACGCCGCGCGCCCAGGTCAGGGCCACGCCCGCGATGTCGCCCCCCGCGTAGCCGAGGGTCTCGTAGCCGCCGGTGCCGACCATCTGGACGAACCACAGCCATTGCGTCCCATAGGTCGTGTAGTTCCAGATGCCACCGCCCTCGATCATCGTCGCCGAGACATCGCGGCCCACCGAGACCTTCGAGACGCTCTTCGAGTTGATGATCCCCTGGTTCAGCCCAGGCACGCCCGCGAGCGTCCCGCCCTGCGCGTTGAGTTGCTGCATGGCGAGGAAGTGCGCGCAGATCAGTTCCGAGCCGAACTGCTGGAACTGGCACCAGCGGGGGGTGACCATCGCCGCGCCGAGGTCGAGGAACATCTGCACCGCGCTGTCCGGGTAGAGCGTGGTGTCGGCGAACTCGGTGAAGTGCGAGCGGAAGGTCGGCGGGTCCGACAGGGTCGAGGTCGGGATCATCGACGGGATGGTGAGCGGTCCCGGCGTCGGCGGCGGGGCCGGGGCCTCGAGCGTGGTGCTCATCGGTGGCCGACCGTGATCAGCAGCATGAGGACCAGGAACAGCGTCACGTTGCCGAGCACCGAGAGGCGCAGCCAGTCACGCGTGTGCTGGTGCCTCTGCTCCTCGGTGAATTGCTCGGGGCGACTATCGTCGAACCAGGACGTGTCGGCGTGCTCGCGGGAAAAGAAGTCAAAGGGCATCAGGGGACCTTCCAGTGCGTGGCGGTGAGATCGCCCAGGGGAACCGCGACCCTGTCGGCCATCGGCTCGGGCGAGGCGGGGGTCGGGTTCGGCGCGCCGGTCGGGATAGCGGACGGCGTCGGTGCGGCCATCGGTGCCCCTACGGCGGCCGCTGGGGCCATCGCGGTCGGCTCCTGCATCGGTAGCACCTGATCCCAGGCCCCGCCACCAGAGGCCCCCTGGGGCGGCGCTACGACCCCCCTCTCCTGGCCGCCGGTCCAGGTGCCCTCGCCGGGGATGCCGATGCCCCCCT